TGGATTTAAAGAGACAGAAGCAGCAACAGCATCTGCCCCTGTTAGTCAATGTTTATATGTAGGACATTGTACTTCCGATAGAACTAGCCAATCTTTAGCTATTTGGTGTGCTATTATAAAGAAGTTAGCACAGAAATGTGGCTATGATGTTCCATCTTTGGAGACAGGATTGTTTTCAAATGCAGGAGCGGTAGCACCAGGTTTATATTTTCATGTCGTGCTAGAGTCTACTACTTTAGGACAATCGACTATTGATACTAATGTAAATCAAACTATTTATGATAATGCAAATCAAATTGTTAGCTTCATATTTACTACTCTTAACACAGTTGCACAACCAAGATTGATATTTAAGGAAATTGTGTTAAGACAGGGTACAACTGCAAGCTTTAATGAGTTAGGCAATTTGACATTAGAACGGATGTTAATTCATTTGACTACTTCATCTGAGATAACAATGCAGAATACTACTCTAACAGCATCCGGAGGTACAGATATTGACCAGAATACAGTTAACCCATTGCAAATGACTAAATTTTATTGTAAACAACCCAATTTCTCCGTTGTTGGATTTACAGACGTTGAATCGGATTTACAAGATGGTTCCAATCTAGGCAAAGCAAGGCCAGATACTATTACTAATGGAGGAGCTAATATCAAGTACATTCGTTTTTACAATCAACAACCAGCCAATATTAGGTCAAAGATATTTTTAAGGAACCCTCCCAACCCTGATGAAGTAGAAGGTTGCTACAGGATTGCTAAAGGGATTTTGTCACCTAGTGGCATAATCAAAGACTATTTGACAAAGAAATCAACTTTTTATCTTAAGACTTTCTATGGAGGAAATTTAAGCGAGTCTGCCGAAAATAACACTTTGGAAGAATATGGAGTATCTACCACAATTTGTTTTCAAAAGGTTATGGACACTCGTACAGATCTTATTGCACCTCAAATATCAGGACAGTTGCGTCAAAGATTTCATGTTGAAATAGGTAAAGGGAGACCACCACCAACTCAAGTTTTTAAACAGATTGAATTTAAGACCTATTAAGCGCCGCATCCGTTGGCGAGCAACTGCACGTCCCGGATAAAGGTAAAAGTAATGACCGCAGCGCGAACGCCAGGGATATTTTTAAATTGCTCCTGCCAGACAGCCCCTGCCTTAACTTGTTAATAAAATATAATTAAATGCAAGCACCCCGTTTAACTCGTCGTCCAACAAGAGCAGCATTGGCATTTAGCCAATATCCGATCTATTCGAGGATTATGAGCTATCTACCAAGACCGTTTCAAAGAGCCAACTTTGCAACAGCAACCGGTCGTAGATTGATTACTAATCGAGCAACGAGAGGCCAGTATCGCACTCATCAACACAGAATGCAGAGTCACCGTGGACCAGTTCCAAGTGCATATGCCCAGCAGTATATGAGAGGTCTTATGAATAGAAGGCGTCGAGTTACTCGTCGTCGTAGTTAAAGCTCTGTAAGCACCAAAAGGCCCAAAATTTACTTAATAAAAATTTTGTGTGGCCTTAGTATTACTTACAGAGCGGACACACAACACACAAACACCCCAAAACCCAGTTAACTAATAAAACTTAGTAAAACAAAAAATTCATGATTCACCGCGCCCGATCCTACAAAAGGAAATGTTTGATCGAAAAATCATACACAACAAAACAAATGGAATGTCAATTGAAAGCAGCTTGGAATCTAACGGAGGACGGATTGGAGGAGAGGGAGATCGAGTTAGCACAACGAGTAGCAAAGAAGCAAGAGGAAGAGGATCAGTGGGGTCTGGAGCCCTTGCAACTTACTGGATGCTCACCATTCCCCATCAAGATTACACCCCGTACGATGTCCCCGGAGTGTCCTACTGCAAAGGCCAATTGGAAAAAGGCAAAGAAGATGGATACCTCCACTGGCAACTCTTTGTTATACTGCCAAGACAGCAAAGACTCAGCTATCTCAAAAAACTGTATGGATCCGGAATACATGCAGAGCCCACTCGCTCTAAAGCCGCGGAAGACTATGTCTGGAAAGAAGATACCAGAGTTGAAGGCACACAATTTGAGCTCGGAACTAGGCCGCTTAAGAGAAACTGTGCTACGGATTGGGATGAAGTCTTACGCGCAGCCAAGAGTAGCAGGTTCGAAGATATCCCTAGCGATATATACGTGCGTTATTATGGGAATCTCAAACGAATTAGTGTGGAGAATGCACAACCAGTTGGGATTCTCAGGACTTGTACAGTTTATTGGGGATCTACCGGAACTGGGAAGTCTCGAACTGCCTGGGAAGAAGCAGGTAACGACGCTTACCCGAAAGATCCTTGTTCTAAATTCTGGGACGGGTACCGTGGACAAAATCATGTCGTTATTGACGAATTCAGAGGTATTATCGGAATTGCACACTTACTCCGATGGTTGGATCGATATCCTGTCCTCGTGGAAGTAAAAGGTTCAAGTACAGTATTCAAAGCAGAAAAGATCTGGATTACATCAAATCTCCACCCAAGGGAGTGGTACAAAGATGTTGATGAATTAACAGTCGAAGCTTTACTACGAAGATTAACAGTTGTCGAGTTAAATTAAATAAATGCCCCCTCTTCGTAAAAGAAAATATCATAATGACTTATTCATGGGAACTAACTGGTGCGGAGGCAGGTTTTCCAACGGAAAGCGTCAACGCAATACTAGTGGTAATGCCCCTGCTACTAATCGCTTTGATCAAGCTTGTAAAGATCATGATATTAATCTGGCAAGCGGTATGGACACAGAGACCGCCGATTTAATATTCGCCGGAGAGGTTGATAATCCTTTAGTCGGTTATGCCCCTTACGTATATCATAAGGGGATGTCACTCCTAGAAAATAATAATAAAATGCAAACTCCACAAAAAAGTCAACTTATTGAAATGGAATCCAGTGCCGGTTCAGTATCTTATGCCACCACAGGCGGAGGTGGTGGAGGACAAGTGGCAACATTCGGTAAAGGTAAAAAGGTATCAAAAGGGGCAACTCAGAATGGTATTACATTGGAATACGAAATTGGATTTAAAGAGACAGAAGCAGCAACAGCATCTGCCCCTGTTAGTCAATGTTTATATGTAGGACATTGTACTTCCGATAGAACTAGCCAATCT